TAGGTTTGAAAATAATATGATGAGTATCTTCAATTGTATCAACTTTTTCTAGTTCTTTAATTTGTGGCTTCGGTGCTTCTTTTTGCACCAGTTCTTTCTTCTTCAATGTTCTGGGCTTTTTGGATTGCTTTTTCCGCATAGTCTGCCCACTTGCGGAGGCTTGTAGCTTTGTTCTTACGTTGTTTTTCATTGGCTAATCTTTTGCGTAATCCTACATGAGAAATATATCTATTAGTATTTGTGCTCAACCAGTTGGATACTTCTCTATAAGAATATTGTGAGATGTATTCTCTAGCTTCTTGTAAAGCATTTAGCTGGTCAGGTATAGGTTGTAACAAGTCTCTATCTTCTTCATCTTGTTTATAACCAAATGGTATTGTTCTAGCAATTCTTGGAATAGGCGACCATTCACCATCATCTTGCAAATCAGTAGGTTGTGGTAATTTCCATTTACCTACAGATCTAGTCATTTTTTATTCTTTAAATTATTTACAGTTTTAGTAACCATACCACCTTTACGATAGTCTATTAAACCGCCTTTAGCTGTTCCATCTAGATCTCTTTTACCAGTTACTATATTACGATAACCATCTTTATATGGAAAAATTTCTGAGTGTAGTTCACCGCCTTGTTTTCTGTTAAAATCTCTTGATTCTTGATAGGCTTTCCATTCTTCTCTAGATATTTTACGACCAAACTTTTTTTCTGCATTTGCTTTTGAAAAAGGAACATTAGCTCCAAAGTCATCATCCCTACCTTCTTCTTCTCTTCTTTTTTTCATTCTTTTGTCTTTGGCTGATAATCTTCTGCCTTCTTTTTTTATTTTTTTAGCTTTAGCTTTAGCTTTATCACGTTCTAAATTTTTAGCAATTATCTCTTTTCTACCTTTAGCTATAGCTTGTTCTTTTTTTATCTTATCTGCTTTAGCCTTAGCTTTTTTAGCCATAGCCCTTATAGTTTTTATTGCCGCCATAATTAATCTCCCTTTTTAGCTGGTAATAACATTATACCGCCAGAAGTTTCTACTTGCATCTTCTCTGTTTTTACAATACCAGTTCTGTCAAGTAGTTCTTTAGCAGCATTTAACTTTTCTCTTGTACCTAAGTCTGTTGGATTAACAACACCACTAACAACAGCCATTGCTGCTTTAGGAGCATTACGAGCCATAAAAGTTTGTGTTGCATCTATAATCTCTTCTTTTAATCCTTTTACAATTTCAGTTGTGCTAGTGGTATCTGCGTAACCAGCTATCTTTTTAGCTTCAACAATGTCGCCATTAGCTTCATCAAAAAGAACGGACATAAATTTAGACTGTCTTTCTGTTAAGGTGCGAGACATTACCCTACCCCTTTCTTATGCTTTTGACTTTTTGGAGGACTTTTTTTACTACCGCTTGGACCAGACCAAAAAGCCTTGTTAGCCCAATAAGCAGCAGACTCTTTACCCCTAGCAATATTTTTCCCATGACGAGCCTTAAAAGATTTACGAGCTTCAGGAGAATAGTTATGACCCATTTTCTGATCCCCAAAACGTATGATTTTAACATTTCCATTTGTTCCTCTTACTGCAACGATTCCCTTTTTTGTGGGATGATTTGGTGTTCTTTTCCATTTATTCAAACCAGCTAAATTATTCTTTTTTAATTTATTCTTTTCTGATTCTGTTAAAGCCATTATATTATTCCTGTTTTCATAGCTTCTGATAATTTAGTAGCTCTACCTTTTACTTGATCAGCCCATAAACTGTCTAACATTTCAATAGCAGCAAGCTCATAATGATTACCCTCAATATTAGCCCACATCTTTTTAAACTTCATTAATCGTGGGATACCCATATTAAAAGCCATATCTAAAAGAATCATTTGTCTTATACCATCTAATCTATTACAAATAGGTTTAGCTGCAAATAATTCACCTTCGACAATATCAATATCACGTTCAGCTAGAAAGTATGCATCTTCTTCAGTAATACCATCTTCATAAATTTCACTCATTGTTTTATTTATATGAGCCAATTCTAAATCTGCAATACCTCTATCTTTTAGATTTCTACCGATTCCAATAGTTTCTATACCTAAAGTATCTTCATATACTTCTAATTCTACACCTTCATGTATAGCTAACTGTTTTATTAAATCTTCTCTTTTATAACGTATCATTTTATTTAGTGGGCTTTATAGCTTTAGCAAAACCAAAGTATGCACCTACTAAAGCAGAGAGTGAGCCATACATCATCATAATAATACTATCTGCTGCTGCCATTCTTTCAGGAAATATTAGTACAACAATAGTCACAACAGCCATAACAAGTAAGGCACACCATGCCATGTATCTTCTATTCTTTTGATATGCTTCTTTATTTACCATCAAAGTAACCACCCTTGCGATAATCTAACTTAGACATTCTAGCTTTACTTTGTGGAAGATAACCACCACCAGCTATTTTTAATCCTTTGTCTTTTCTTTTTTTTATTGCTTCCATTATTTTTTGTTTTCTTATCATTGAAGCATCTAACTCTATTGCTTTTACCATTGATGGTTGCATCTCAGCAAGTTTCATTTCTGCTTCAGCTTTAGAAATATTATCTCTATCTGCTACAAAATCTATGGCATCTGACCTTTTAGACATGGGCTTCCTTCCAAGTGTGTTTCTTATTCATTCTATCTAAAATAGATTTCATAAGTTTAGGCTCTGGAGCTTCATAGTTTGTTTTCTGTGCTAAATCCATTACCTGTTTTAAATTATCGCCATATAAAATATCAGGATAAGTGTATACCATCTTTAAAATTTTTGCTTCTGGTATATTATATTCTGTTGATAATTCTATTATTCTTTTAATTATATCTTCGTCTAAATTTACCATCTAGGCAAACCTTTATGTACTGCGTAAGAAAAACTTTCGCCTTCGTAATTTAATAAGTTTTCACCTTCTTTTACTCTGTTACTAAGTTTTACTAAATGTTTTGGAAATAAATTTTCTACTCCGCTTTTTGTTTTTTTATTAAATGGATTTGGTGATACTCTGTATTCTTGTACACTCATTATTTTCTCCTAAAAAATTTAGTAGCTGCTCTAACACCAAAACTACTTGCTACGATTACACCTAAACTGTATTGATACCACTCTGGCATTTGTTCTAATACTTCAAAACCATTTAATACTACCAACTCCATGTTCGGCACAAAGGCTAGTATCAAGGGTATTGAAAATAAAATTACTAACCACTCGTCTTTCCAGGAATTTCTTGCTCCACGTATAGCTTCTAAATCCCAGTCTATCTCACCAGTAGCTTGTTTCTCCATTACAGTAGCTCTTGCTTTAGCTTCTGCAACTTTCATTTCTGTATTAGCTTTGGTTCTTTCTAATCTACCTTGTAGGAAAGTACCTGCTAAGTTTGCTATAGGACCTATTAAACCACCAATCATTTTATTTTATTCCTATATCTATCCCTATAGTATCTACTTTTTCTTAAAAAGGTAACGTGCTTTCTATAAAAATAATTAGCTGGCTTATTTAATTTCTTGAAAAGAAAAAAACAAATAGCATATAATACTGTGTTGTATCTTATCATAAACACTTTAGCCTCTTCTTGCAGACCTAGAAATTTGCCTTGCTTTTTTAGGTTGCTTTGAAAACTGCTTACCTTTTTTTGTATCTTCTCGTTTCTTCTTTGTTGTAGCAGCATAATCTTTTGCTGACATTCTTTTTATAGCAGCCGAAGGTAAATAGCGTTCACCTGTAGCTTTTGAACCTTGAGTAGATGGTTTACCAGATTTGGTTCTCCATTTTTCTTTAGTCCATTTTTTTAGACTTTTTTGACTTTTAGCTAGAGCCATAGCTATATAACTTTGACATCCTCTAAATGACAATTACAAGTGCAGGTATCTGTTACTAAATGTTCTGTGCAATCTCCACAGTTACAATTACAGTCTGCTTCTCCACAAGTTTTAGTTTTACAGGATGATGTAGTAGTAGTTTCCATTTAAGCCTTCTTTTTCTTTTTACGTTTTAAAAATGCATCATATACTTTTTTAGCTTTTGCTTTGGCTGTTTTAGATAATTCATTAAAGTGAAAAAGTTTCTTACTACTTTTAGTATGTGTAGCACCTGAGTGTAAAGATCCATCAGGCATTTTATGATATGCACCCATGCCATCAGACCCAAGTGCCTTTCCGTCTTTGAAAAAGTGTGGTACTCCCTTTGCCATCAGCTTCTATATCCTCCTCCTGCTGCTTTGTATTGTTTTGCCAACATCTGTGCTTTTCTTCCTGACCATTGTCCAGGTTTGCCGCCTTTTCCACCTGCCTTGATTTTGTTGAATAGGCGTTTACGTAAAGCAGGTTTGGTGTAATTTCCAGCCTCATTTACTCTACTTTTACTTTTTCTTTTTTTTCTGATTGCCATTTATAATAACCATGTTTTTTTACATACTCTCTAAAAAAAGCATTAAGCTCTTCTATTGGAACTTCATCTGCACAATTACCAGTCTCCTCCCAAAAAACATACTCATCCATTGTCTGAATATCCATGTAATCTTTGAAGGGTTTAAATTCCAAGTGTTATTTTTTCTTAGCTTTTTTCTTACCATAAGCCATTCCACCACCCATGTATCCACCAGGTTTACCATAGCTCTTAGATTTTTTCATGCCACCTTTTGTGAATCTTGTAACACCTTGTTCATCTGTTGTTGGTCCACCTAGCATTTGGTTAATTAGTTCTTTTGCTTTTTTAGCTCCATATTTCTTTTTAAAGGCAGAAACCATAGAATCAAAATCTGCTTCTTTTTTCGTTCCACCCTCCGCCATCTTAGTGACTTTCTTTTTTGGTCTACCTACTTTACTTCCGTATGTTCCTTTACCTGCTGGCATTTTATTTGCTCCTATAATCTGAATGACCGAATCGCCCTGTTCGACCTGTATTAGAACTTCCTACTTTTGGAGTTCTTCTTTTGTCCAAATCAAATCCTGGACCTCTTTTTTGTCTATCAATAACACGTTTACCTTTAGCCTGTCTATCAACCATAAGACCACCTTCAGCCTTTCTTACTTTTTTTTCATCTCTTGGAGATACAGGTTGTTTAATATCTGCAAGATCATCCTTTGTAAATTTCATGCCACCAACTTCTTTACCCTTAGCACTATATCCAAGAGTTCCTACTTTT